CACCGCAGGAACAATTACTTTGACTGCTGGTGGGGCAGGAACTACAGCAACAGGACAATTTGTTAGTGATATTACTGTAAGATAAATGTATCGTCTAAATGAATCTATCATATTAGGATTGATTTTGGGAACAATTCATGGACTTCTTCAACCATCTGGAGCAGTTCCTGTTGTTCCTAATTTTTCTCAAGGTTCAATGACTAGTCATACAGAAACAAGAAGTACAGTAGTAGAAACAATTAATTCAATGGACTATCAAACTGGGTGGCAATACTCAGTTACTGGAAATAATATAAAAACAAATTCTCCATTATCTCCAAGTGGAGTATCAGAACAAAATCAAACTATTAACGGGGTGACATCTAGATGGACAGGACTCAGAGCAACAGAGAGACCCAATTGGGAAATCTATACTCAAGGAGGGGCATTTCAATTTACAGAAACTTATTCTGGTCCTGGATTAGTAAATCAAACAATTATTCAAAGAGAAACAACAGTAGAATCAATAACAGACACAACCTCAATATTTCAACAGTAACAGGAGCAATTTTAATTGGATTACTATCCCCAACTAAAGCGATCGCTGAGACTGTTGGTGGTGTTAGCGCCACAGCTGCTCCTGTTGCTAACTCTTCAGGTAGTGTTACTAATCAAGCAATACAAGTTTTACAAGGTCCATACATCACAAACACTTATGGCGGTGGGATCCAGTGTCAGGGACCTACTCTAAACATCACACCATATGTTACTGGTGCTGCGTCAGCACAAAAACCATATGAACCATATTACTATGATCCAGTTTATGATGTCACAGATAATTTTGGCGCCTTTGATGATGATGGTAGACCAATAGGTGATGGTATTTTAGATAATCCAGGTAATATTATTTTTAGAAAAAAGGTAAGGACAGGACAGAAAGATACATACAACCTTTCATTGGGCGTGAGTGCCACCTGGAGCATCCCACAAGACAAGAAACTACAAGATCAGTGTAAAGAAGCAGCAGCGACTCAAATCGCCTTACAGCAGCAACTAACCGCCAATAAGAGATTGGACTTTGAAATTGCCAGACTTAAAAATTGTGGCGAATTAATGAAGCAAGGGATTAGTTTTCATCCTCGCAGTCCTTATTATAAAATCTGTGCTGATGTCGTAGTTCAAAATGTTACAGAGATTAAACCACATAGACATACTATTCCTTCCCTTTCAAAGACCTCAAAGCGTGCGAGTAAGAACGCTGAAGATCTTGGCGTTCCTTTACAGATAAAATCTCAGGTTCTTTACCCTTAATTTTAGAAACTTTTTTAAGTATTTTTTTAATTGCTGGTTTCAATACTTTCAAAAGAATATCTGCAAGTGGTTTTGCCATTAATGCTGAGGTGGTTGCAACAACTGCAATAGTAGATGTTGTGGTAACCATACCAGCATTAGGTATGTTATTGATTATTTGTTGAGGTATATCAAGATTTTCAGTAACTTCAATACATTCTTTTCCAACTAATTCATATCCTACAATCTTTTTGTTTCCTTGTAATATTGTTCCTATAGGATTTTTTAACTCCTGTGCTCTAGTAGGACAAATAGGTTGAGCAACAGAAGGTATAGGTTTTGATACCTCTTTAGGTAAATCTAATTTTGGTGTTTTAGTTTCTGGACTTCTCGTTTGTATAGGTGCAGGTGAGGTTGGTATTATCTGTTCAGGTTCAAAATTAATAGGATTAAAACTGGGATAGCCAGAGTCACAAAACGTAAGAGTACCTCTTTTGTCATCTGTAGTTAGATTGTCGTTTTTAGGGTTGTTAGTTTCATGAGCTTCTACACAACCAGGTACGTCTACAATAGGAACTCCAATATACACAGTTACAGGAGAAGCACTAGGAATTACTGACTGATTGAATGACCAGTCAGTAATTTTTGGTATGTCTAAAGATCTAATACTAATGTTATTAGTATTGATTTCGGGAATTTCCATTATTCACGGAAAAAATTTACCACAGCAGTCCAGGCAGAATGAAAAGCAACGTATAGAAAGAATTTATCAACAGCATCTCTATTTGTGTTGTTGACGATTCCCCTTTTTTTATATCCAGAACTAGCCATAGTGTTTTTAATGTTAATTTAAAATATATTTAATAAATTTTAAAAAGGTATAACACCTCCAGTAACATTAGGCACAGAATTTTGTGAGGATTCGTTAACAATACCCCCAGTCATATTAGGCATCTCTGGCATTTCTGGCATCAGTCCACCAACAATTCCAGGAACAGCATCCATAACTGCTTTTTTTACTTCTTCAGTTGCTTTTTCTCTTGCTTCTTCAACAAGAGTGTCAACGTTTTTATACAAATAAAATGCTCCACCCAAGACTGATAAGGATACCAGTCCTGATAGTAAAGCAACAATATTAATTAATTTTTGCATCTTTCTTTGTCTCCACAGCGGAAATAACTTCTGGTTCTTTTTTCTGTACTACTTTGGCATTTGCACCACCGCCATTTTTAGCAGGGCTTAATCCAAATGCAGCTAAAGATCCAGAAAAAACAGAAGCAATAAACGTAGGATCAAAGTCTAAAATCTTTTGACCATTTGGAAGACGAACATACGAAAATGTTAGAAGTGAAGCGGACCAAATTAGTATCACTACTTTAACCAAATCACCTAACCATTCTTTCTTTTCATCATGGTCCCTTTCTTCTAATGGTTTTTTAATAACCATTGATGAGAAGCAAGGCATTACTATTTATCAATAAATAAACATGATAGGTGCTCTCCAACAATGGCAAAGAAAAGGTTTAACAAATTTGGATTAAAGAGAGACTTGAATTTATCTGATGTTCCCGATAAAATTCTAGCTCTCAACAACCTTTTATCTGGTCTTTCTACAGGCACGGAAACTTTTACTACAGAAGATTTAAATGTAATAAAAAATATAAACTTAACAGATGTAACAAATTCAACATTTCAATCTGTCTCAGATATTACTGTTAAAAAATTAACGTCAAATGGTCAATTAAGAACATACGATCCTCTAATTACATTATCAAATAGATTTGATAAAGCATACTTTACCACAGCAAATCCATTTTTCTATGGTGGTGATGGACTTGATGCAACTTATTACGATACAGAAGCAATCATAAGAACAACTCCTGGAGACGCATCAAGTGACTTTACTGGTATAAATTATAACCTAGTATTAAAATCAGATAACGAATGGGGATTTGGCGATTTTCTTTTTGGATCCAAATTTACAACAGAAACTTCCACTTCTTTTGGAGCAGTTCAATGGGAAGGATACATCAAACCATTTGTTGATGGAGACCATACATTAGTAATAAGGACAAATTGTTTTCTAAAAGTAGAATTTGACGACAAAACTGAATCAAGAGATTTTACTTATAATCCAAGTAAAGATACATATGATTATAACAACTATGATTTTACAAAACTAACTACACTAGTAGACAAAACAAAACTAGATCAATCAAACGACTTAGAAACTGCAGTTATTAATGGAACATCACAATCTCTTGGAACTGATGAATCAAATTCTATTTCTTTAGGTTCTTTAGTAGCTTGGGAAGCATATAAAATAAGAATAACTTTGTTCGTAGATCAAGAATCTGTTCCAGAAAATAGATTTATAGATAAAAAAATTGATTTTAATTTAATACCTCCATCATCTAGCGTTTCAACAAATATTAACTACAAACTTTTATATGGAAAAAATTATTTTCAAAACTACGACATCGGAGATTTTAAAGAATTTGTTGACAATTCTATTAGTGTTGGCGGAACAGAGGTAGGATTAAAAGGAACTATTGGAGATGTTCAAGGAACTTTTGAAAGTCAAACTCCAGGAATTGGAGATAGTTATAGCAATGTAAATAATATAAATCCAATTATTTCATATTACAAATTTCCAAATAGTAGAACAGATGTAGAAAATATAATAAGTGGATGTAATATTACGAGTGGCGTAGACACCATCAGTATTTCAAATAATTTACCAAGTTCAACTGAAGGAATAGAAACTGGAAATTATGTATTTGGTCCAGGTATTCAGTCAGGAACTAGAGTTGTAACAGTTGTAGTTAATAATAGTATACAAATATATCCATCTCCTACTCAAACTACCACTAATACAGATTTAACTTTTGTTGATCACAGAGGGTTAGTTGCATATGGAACAGGAGATGTTTATGAAAATAGAATTGATAATATAACAAATGAATTCAACCTTACAGATATCAAAGAAAATCAAATCGTTTTATCTAATGGTCTTTCTTTTTTATATGATGATAGTATTGCCAACATCTCAAACATTAATGCAGTAGGAAGATTGTCAAGTGAATATAACGGAACAACAATCTTATTAAAAGATTCTAATACTACTTTAATAGGAAACCAATTATTTTATGTTTATGAAACAACAGGTCTTGTAGATAATGGTTTAAAAAATTTCTGTCAGGGAGTTTTAAAAGCAAGATTACTAGCATCACAAACTGATACAACTTCAAATAGTGTTGATATTCTTTTAGACGATGTTACTGGCATTACAACAAACATGTTTGTACATGCATTTCCATCCGTAAACTTTGCTCAAAGATTGGATGGAACAGCAGATGAGTTGTATAGCAGAGTTCAAGTAACTAACATTAACGGAAACACATTAACTATTACTGGCATTGGTGGAGACCCTGCATTATTATCTGGTCTAGAATACAACCCAGCAAAGATTAAAAATATTGTATTTACAGCAACAGATGTAAACAAAGAGGTATGTTTTAAACCTACTGATACATCACCTCCATTCTCTGCAAATGCTTCTGGTTTAACTACACCATTTGATGTGGCACTAGTGAATGATTTTACTAGTAATGGTGGAGGGGTATTAAATAATGATTCAAAAGTAACTTAC